CATCATACTCAAATTTACCGATACCTGATGCGTTAGTTCCTTCAGAAGATATTGCTGTTGTTCCAAAAAATCCGTTGCCAAAATTACTTTCACAAATAGGTGTACCATCACCACCATAATCTCCAAGTAAAAAATGATAAACTCCTGTAGTTGATGTAGCAAGTGTTAATGCACCAGTACCACTTGACCCTGATGTCGGATTGCCAGAGTTCATATAAGTGCCATTTTTAGAAACGTATAATTTATTATTATCTAAATCCATTGCTACACCAATAATATCTCCAGAAGTCCAGCTTGATCCACCCCAACTTACACCTGAACCACCATTATAATATTTTCCATCATATCCAAAAACAACCAAGTCATTTGAACTAGCACCTGGAGCAGTAGTATTCGTAATTCCATTTCCAGCACCTATCATCATATCACCAGCACCACCGCCACCAGTACATTTAAATTCTGCATAATATTTTCCACTTGAAGCCGCTAGAGTTGAATATGTACCTGAATAACTTGTGCCTGAATGTCCAGTATAAGTTAAATTTCCATTTGCTAGTGCGTTAAGTGCTGTACCACCTGTCTTGTGTAAAGGATTTAAAGTAGCAAAAACATTACTAGGACAATCTTCAGTATTAGTTAGTGTACCTGTTGCAGCCGTTAAATTATTAGATTGACCTGATTGGTCTGTTACTGAATTACCATCTTTTAAAATAAAAAAACCATTAGTTCCGTATGTAACTGATGGAGATGTTTTAATTTTCCATTGACCAGTTGTGCTATCTGTTTCTCCAAAATCTGATGCTGCGTATTGAGTTCCATCTATCCAATGAACATGAGACATAAGACCATCAAAATAATTAGAAGCACCATATTGTCTACCTATAGTTACATAAGTAGGATTGCCTTCATTAAAACTCATATTTTGATTTTGTGATGAAGGATAAGTTATATCAGTAAAAGATGTTTGTAGAACACCATTAATATAAACTTTTAATCTATTAGAAGCTGTAGCTTGTGAGCTGTCCATAGCAAATACAACATGATACCAAGCATTAGGGTCTCTGAACATTCCTGAAGTATTCATTTGACATTTAGTAGCATTACCTTGTTTAACTTCTAAATTTATTTGGTTGCTAGATAACAATCTTATCATTATTCGATTGCCACTTGTTTCATAATTTTCAAACAAATATTGTTCTGCATCTATTGTTGTTCTTTTAAACCACATAGATAAAGTTCCAGTTGTTAGACTTCCTGTACTTGATACTGTTCTTGTTAATGATGTGCTAGCCATTAGTTGAATTGTCCTCCACCTGTTGCTCCAAATGAGCTTGTTAAACTAAATTCTCTATCTGCTGTTTGTGCTTCAGCATCTGTTATTCTGATAGTAAAAGTATAAGTTGTTGGTGTTGTACTTGAACCACCGAAATCACTTGTTGTTATCACACCTGTCGCTGAATTTAAAGTACAATTAGCTTGTGATGCGTTAGTTAATACACTTGTTGTTTCAGAAAAAGCTATTGTTGAATCTGAAGAACCAGCAATCGTTGCTACTGTTCCTGAAAAATTACCAGCTATAGTTCCTAATGACCCAGCATTTGTAGAAAAACTTGGAGCTGTTGAAGCTGTAATAATTGCATTGGCACTTCTTCCTGAATTACCATCATCAAGTTCTATTCTTACATAGTAGTTTCCTAATGCTAAAGTTGCATTAACAGATAAAGTTGTAGCATTTGTTAAACTAACTGTGTTAGCTGTTGTGACTGAACCATCTGATTTTATAAATTCTACTCTTGGTATTCCTGAAAAATTTGTTCCTGTAATATTAATTGTTGTGGCTGTTGCAGGAGCTATGGTTTGTGCTACGTTAGCAACAGTTGGTTTAGTTTCTGTAGGGACTTCTGCAAAAGATAAATTACCTGAACCATCTGTTTTTAAATAATAATTGTTAGTAATAGATGATGGTAAAGTTAAAGTATAAGATTGACCAGCACTATGTGGAGGTGCTTTAATTTTAACACCATGTGAATTTTGTGAACAGTTTAATTGTATTTGACCATCATTAGAACCACCATCACCACCAGCAACTAATCCATTGTAAACTGTTGTAACATTTGCACCAGTTAATGTTTTACTTGCCATTGTGCTTGGTAGTCTTGCGTCTGCTAATGTTCCTGATGTAATGGATGTAGCTGCAATCGCTGCAACATTAAATGTACCAAAACCAACAAGATCAAGAATATCCCCAGCAGTTGCACCTGATGCTAGAACTACTGATGTGCCTGATGTAATAGTTACGTCAGTACCATTGACCAATTTTACTCCATTTAAATAACAATCAATAAAACCTGCATCATAAGCTAATGTATTTCCATTATCATCTGATCCTGTAAATGTAGTTTGATTAGCTGAAGCTGTGTATTTAAATCTAGCTGAAGTTCCATTAACAGTTGAACCTGCTGCTGCCCAGCCAGATGATTTATAAACTTTTAATTCGTTAGCTGTTGTATCAAAATATAAATCACCAACATCTAAACTTGATGAGGGAGCTGATGAAGCAACTCTATATCTTTCAGCAAAACTATTTACTCCTGAAATGTTTGTAGCAACAGTTGTAACATTAGCTGAGTTTGAAGCTAAAGTATTTAATCCACTTATCGCTGCAAGTGTATTCATATCAGAAACTGTTTGTGTAGTTCCTAATGTATTCATATCTGATACTGCGTCTGCTGTACCAAGTCTTCCTATCTCAGTTGATTTAGATGCTACTGTTGTAACCTCTGTGGCTTTTGGAACTAATCTATGAAAGTTGTAAGTATGTTGTGTTGTTGTTGATTCTACTAAAATACCAAATCCAGATGGCAAAGAAGCATTAGCTCCACAACCATTTAAGGTTACTGTAGAATTACCAACTGTTCCATTAGGTATTGATACAACACCTGATCCACTTGCTGTAAAAGTTTGTGATAATGCTTGAACACTAACTATAGTTCCAAGACCATTATTAACATCAGGGTTTACATTTGGAAAACTTGTTTCATTTGCTATTGGTACAAAACCACCAACATCATCTACAAGGTCTATGACCCTTGCATCTATTGCTGCTGTTGTTGCAATAAAACTATCTGAAGAAGACCATGACTGACCTGAGTTAATAAGCTCAGATGTATCAGCATTTATAAATCTACTGTTAGCTGCTGATGTTGTATAAAAAGTATTATCATCAGGTGTGTGTCCAGATTGTTCTGAATTAATTATAATAGCTGCATCTGCAATTTTAGCAATCGTAACCGCATCATCAACTATCTTAGCTGTAGTTACCGAATCACTTGCAAGTTTTGCTGCTGTTACATTTGCATCTGTAATTTTAGCAGTCGTTATTGCAGTGTCAGCAATTTTAGTTGTAGTTACAGCAGCAGCATTTATTTTAGCTTCAGTGACTGCACTAGCATTTATTTGTGATGCTTGAACTGCATTATCTGCAATCTTTGCATTAGTAATAGCATCATCTGCTATTTTAGCTGTAGTAACAGAATTACTTTGTAAATTTTCTGCACCTAAAATATCTGTTGGTATTGAATTATTTGTTTTTGATAAAGCACCTATATAAACATTTGTAATGGCTTCACTTGATAATGAACCACTATCCCAAGTTACATTTACAGTTGTATTAGAAGAAAAAGATGAACTAGATATTGTACCAAAAATAGTACCAGGTGTTGATGCAATTAATTTTATTCTTCTACCTGCATGATAAATTGCAGTTACATCTGAACCATTTATTGTAAAAGAAGTTGCACTTGCGTAAGCTGCTGTGTAAGTTCCATCACCATCTCCGTATTCAATCCACTGTGCATCATTAAACCAATCTCTTGTATTCTTCATTAATGCTCTTAAAGCATTGTTAAGATTTGAAGGTAACATACCCTCACCAATATTTATGGTATTAAGTGTAGTATTACTTGATTGTGTTGTTGAATAATCTTTTATATTACTTGTCATCTAATCTCCCAAAAACCAAGAATATGCTTTATTGTTTTCTGTGTTCTTCTCATTTATCAATGTATTAATTGCTTCCTCAATTTGTCTTTGAAAAAACTCTTGTGTTTCAAAACTATATCTAACATTATCAATATCAGTTTTATCGGTCATCTCAAACCTATTCTTGAAGCTGTTAAATCTACACCTTGTGCATGAGTCCAAGCAACACCACTTGGTGTAACAACTTTTATCTTAAAATATCTACCAGATTGTCTTACAGGATTATCTCCACTTGTCACCATAGTAGATGAAGTTGACTCTGTATCTGAATCAGCTAATCTTTCTTTACTTTTTATAGTAACAGTAGCTTCTGCATCAACAATCGGTCTGATGTTGGTTATACTACTTCTATGTCCTGGAAACAACTCTAATTGTCTTGTTTCTATAGTTCCTTGATTTTGAGTTCCTGAGAATATAGAAGCTTTAAAATTATTGTCTATTGCACCTAATAATTTCTGACCACCATTCCAAAATGCAGTATCTAAAGCAATATTTATTTGGTCTAAGTTTTCAGATAATAAATCCATTGTTTCTACTGTGTATGCACCTACAAACTGTGAAAATATTGTACTAGCACTAGCATCAGCAGTTGACCATTTTTGTGTAGCATAATTGTAAATTATAATTTTATCACAAATACCAGTTGTGTTTGCTGTGTCTTGAGATGATGGATATAACCACATAGCAAGTTGATTAAATGGATCAACAGCAGCACAGATTCTATCTGAAAAAGCTTTGTTTAAATCTATATCAAAAAATCTGTTTACTTTTTCTGCACCTATTGCTGTTACTTGATCTCCATTTATTTCAAAAAAACCATCATCTGCGTAAAAGAAAACTCTACGATTATCTTGGCAAACTGTTCTACCAAGTACAGCACCTCTATTAGGAGATATAACTGATAATCTAAATACTGTTGCACCACCCACATAGTCCATACGAATGATTTGATTTTGTCTAAAGACATAACCAATCTCTCCAGATGTTATGTGAACTATTTGTCCTCCTGATCCTGGTAAGTCTTGTATGTCTGATTGTTTTGTTCCAGGTTGCCAAGTTGTAATATCATTTATACCTGACC